TCTCTGATTGAATATATTTTTAATTGCATGTCTGCATCCTTTGTTTTTTACGCTTAATTGCGTAATTGAATGTTGATGTTTTATTCTTGCTTGTCAATCTCACCTCTCCTTTTTGTAGGAGGTGCGATATGAAAGCAGAAATAAAAATTTTAGATACTAATAAGATGTTAGGTAAGAATGGTAAACTTGTTACCAGAATTTGGTGTGTAGTTACAATTGATGGAATAAAGTTTACGAGATTGTTCTATTTAGAACATCGTGAATAGTGCAACGCTGCACTGTCGGTCCTCCTGGCGGAGCTGGGGGGATTTTTTTTTATTAAGTTTTTGTTAGGGAGGTCTCTTCGGACCTCCCTAACACCCTCCTAGATAACCACGAGGCTGTTAGCTACGTTTAGGGGACTCACGTTGTTCGTTACCCTATATATTTTTGGGCCTAAGCGTTGCTGGGCTCTATTTTTTTAGCGATTTTTTCGCGTTTTTCGTTTAGTTCGTTTTTCGCGTTATTTTTCGCTAGTTTTTGATTTTTGCTCTGACGCGCTTACGCTTGTCTGCTCCCCGTTTTCAACGGGCGAGCTCTCTTTTGGTTTTATTAAACCAAGTTTAATTGCCTCGTCGTTATTTGCGGGATCTTTAAGGTATTCTATAAATTGTGTGGGATCGTTGTTTAGTTTTTTTCGTAATGTTGCTGGTAATGAGTCGAAAGCTAAGGAAGCTTTTTCGACTTGTTCTAATGCTCCGATTAAATCTGGAATATTAGATACATCGGCGTAAACGCCTTGATTTTCTCTTATGTGTGTAATTTGTCCGGTTTTTTTATATTTAGCTACGATTTCATTCACATCTGTAGCTTTTTTCTGTGATTGATCTGTCTTAGATGGATCTTTAAAGATTGTTGATACTCTTTTTGAACCGTTTGTACGTGTTGTGATTTGTTTCATTGTGTTTTCCTATCTTAGTTTTAAGGGTTGTTGGTATTCTGATTTTTCTGAAATTGCTTTGGATGGATCTTCTGGGTAATTTTTTTTGATTTTATCCCAGTTATCTTTGGCTGATGATTTTTGTGCTTGATGTATTTTATTTATTATAGGTCGAACTACTGTTTTTAAGGCTTCGTTCTCTATTTCTGCTCGCACAGCTCCGCGAGATTTTAAATTTGTGTCGGCATCTGTGTTATTTTTTTGTGATTTTAGTAGTGATACTTCCTCTTTTTGCTTTTCCATCATTAAGCTAACTTGTTTAGCTTCTAAAGCTGATGAAATTGCACCGGAAGTAACATTTTCTTGTTGGGCTGCGCCTCCTGGTGGTGTTGATGCGCCATTATTGGCGGATAATATCGGATTTAAGCCAGCGGCTTCTAAATCTCTTACCTCTCTTTGATGGGAAGTGTTGGACATATCTTTTTGAAAATCGCGATTTTTGCGTGCTTCTTTTCTGTTAGATTCGTTTTGATGAATTGCACCTGCTATGGCTGCACCAGCCGCAATTGCGGCTGGTATCCAGGCACTAATTATGCCTGGGGTTGGGTGTAATCCGATTATTTGAAGTAATAGTTCCATATTAGAACCTTCCTAGTGTTGCTGGTACACCGTATGTTGTCATTGGACGTGCATGTTTAAGGTCAAACCATGCGTCGTACAACATGTGAGGGTAAGTACCAACTACTGATAAAGCACGCTCTATTGGGCTATTAAGCTGTATAAACGTGGAATTTAATGTGGGTAGCGAGCCGAATTCTTCTGCTTGGTGCCATACGTCTAGTGAAGTGGCGAATGTTGAACGGAATTGACCTCTAATTTGACTTGGTGAGTAACGATATTCTGCATATCGTTCTTGGTAACCAAATACATTTGAGTCGGCCGAGGTACCTTGTGCATAGATTTCACCGTTTAATACTGCTTGTTCTCCTAGTTGTTGGAATTTTGGCCAGAAGAAATCGTATTTTGTGGCACGTGACCACATTTTTGGTAAGCCCTGTTGATATGTTACTTCTGATCGGGCTTTGATTAATCCTATTACATAGCCGTGTTCTACAAAGGATTTTGAGAATCCAATTTTGTTACCGAATGAAGCTGCTGTTGAGAATGCTGCTAATTGGGCTAGGTAATTTGTGCCTGATGTGGGTGCTGTTTGAGCAACAGGGTGTTGCATAATATTGATAGTACCGGCGGAAAGAAATTCTGGTCTTTGTAATCTAGCGTCTGGAGATACTACTCCGAAGTGTGCTCTAAGAATTTCTGTATAACGTGTACCGCCGCGGGCATCTAATTCTAATAATGATTGCATTAAGAATGCTTGTCTAAGTTCATTGATTGTGGCGGCTGTTGCATCTGAAAGATCAGCATACATTAAGTTACCAGTATCCGGGTTATTAGCCTGAATTGGAGAACCAGCGATATTATATTGAGCTGATAGTGAATCAACATAAATATCGAGTGCAGTATTATTAGGTGCGTGAAGAGGAGCTGATGTTCCTAGTGGTAATGCTACTGCGTCACCTTTTTGTGGCCATGGTAAGCATGATGTGAAGTAATCATGTCTTTTTGCACCTTTAAGTAGAGTGTATGTGGCTGCTGTGTCTGGGCCGTCACCTTTGTTGACTGTGACTGAGTTTTGTAAATTTTGATCACGAAACCATTCGTTCCAAATTAAGTTATATGCACGTAGTGGTAATGCGTTGATTTCGATATTTGAGATTCCTGTTGGAATACCCATTTGGTCGTAGATTGTTCCTACTGCGAAATCTGTTGTGTTTGCGGAAGTGATTGTTGGGATAATATAGTCTGTTGAGTCTGCTGGGTCTTCTTGTTCTCCCATAAATTTTTGCCAGTTAGTCCATACTAATCTGTTGGGAACAAAGAAGAAATAGTAATCTGTGTACATGTTATCGAGGATAGGTACTAGTTGTGTTGCTAAACGTGCGAATGATTTTACGTTTAGGTTCATGGTGTCACCTGGTAAGACTTCTTCTACCATGATTGGTACTAAGTAATCGAAGTCGAATGTAGTTTTGACTGCGTATGAGCGATCAAATCTTGATCGTTGTATGTTTGTTGATGGTACCTTTGCGAATGAGTGTTGGGCGTATCTGTTACCTAACTGCATTTTATCTCCTTATAGTTTTAGATGTTGCATTAGTTGTTTGAATTTTTGTTTTAATATAGTTTCTTTAACTTGCTTTCTTGTCAGTGGATATTTTCCTTGTTTACTTAATACTGACGCGATGAATTCAAGTTCTTCCTTACGTGATCGGGCTTCTGCATCGGATATGATCTTAGGTCTGACTTCCGTGATGTAATGATAGTAAAGATCAGGTTTAAATTTGCGGCACCAATCGCTATAATAGCGAGGGATTTTTGATTTTGTTCCATTAGGTAGATGGACATAGCCATTAGTAAAAGTGTGTTCATAATATTTTTCTATCCAACTTCTTCCGATTGCTCTTTTCGAGCTTGTTTTGTGTATAGGATCATACGGGTGATCTCCATCTTTTCCATGAATAAGTTTTTTGGATGCGTATCTTGCAACGTATCCAGCAGAGTCAATAGTGACTTCTCCAATTTGAGTAGGTGTTGTGCTTGGGTCATTTTTTCCCCAGAGTTTTTCGATGTTATTTGACGTATAAATTTGGTCGCCGTTATCAGTGATGCAATACTTTTTTTGATCGGAAGGACGGTAGTTAAATAAGAGGGCGTGCCAGTGTGGGCGTTTGTTAAGTTCACCATATTCTCCTGTGACTATGTAAGTAATTTTTTGATTTTGTGTATTTCTAAGTTTTTTTATGAAGAGCTGAAAGTCTTCATAATTAAGTTTAGTATTTGTTAGATGTTTATTTGAGTATGTAAGTGTGATGAAGGAATTGTGTTCGTGCATTTGAGATTCATGCCAAGATCTGACTGCTTTTTCTCTTGCTATATTTAATCTGCAAGGTAGGCATTTTCTGCACTCGAATTGTAATCCGACTAGCTCTAATGAAGCTAATCTGTTAATAAATGTTAAATCGCCGTTTACATCGTAAGCGGCTTTTATGGGGCTTATACACTGCATTGTATGGGCTCCTTTTTTTTTAGCCTAATCTAATTCCACCACGCATTAATCGTGGGTTCATTGTGTTGAATTTTTGTACTCCAGTATTTTTTTTAAAATGTACTTTAGAGGACTTATTATTCATTTTTCTTCGTTTCATCGTTTTTATCCTTTTCACATCCTGAGAACATGATGCGTCTTAAGAATTGTACTACTACTGCTAATAACTCAACTAGTTTTTTAATTGAATCCATTTTTTTGTCCTTTTTTAGATCGGATTAACCGATTTTCTACTTATCGGACTTTTAGCTTGTTTTCTTGAATGACACCTAGCAAGGTGTCAGGGCGGCATATTACAACAAGGGAAGTAGTATGCCGCCCTGTTTTTCTAATAGTTTATTGCTCTTTAATTAAGCATTGTCTGGCTTCTATGATCATGTCTGGTACAGGTAATGACTCGAAGCGTCCAGAATCTGAATCATAAGTACCTAAATACCACAGGCTGAAATCAGCTGGGTATTTGTTAATCATTGATTTTTCGTCGTTGACAACAGATGTGAAGTCTCTTTCGGCTTCGCCATGTGTGCTTTTGTAGAACGGATTGTTAAATACGTTCGATTTAGTGTCTCTGATTGAATATATTTTTAATTGCATGTCTGCATCCTTTGTTTTTTACGCTTAATTGCGTAATTGAATGTTGATGTTTTATTCTTGCTTGTCAATCTCACCTCTCCTTTTTGTAGGAG